TCAATAACGTTAGTGCCCCATCAACGACGACCGGTGTTGAAGTAACAAGCACATCCACAATAGCTATTACAATTTTCTTTACGGCTTCCGCGATGATAGGTGCGCCTGCCTCTAAAACTCTTGCAAACTCAATAACTCCTAGTGCTAGAGTTTTCGCAGCGGAAGGTATTAAACCTATAAGACCAGTTACGAGCGCTACTAATGCTACAGTGCCAGCAGTACCAGCTACCGCTAAGGCCGACAGTCCTGCCGATAATGCTAATATACCGCCACCAATCGCTGCAACACCTACGCCTAATAGTGCAATAGCTGCAGCCAGCCCTAATATAGCTGGAATTGCTGGTGTTAATAGTGTTGCGGCTACGCCAATAACTGTAAATGCTCCAGCTAATCCAATCAAAGCTAATCCAATCTGCGCTAAGGACATTGACCCAATCGTTTTTAATGCTCCAGCTAATATAGTAATTGAGACAGCAAGAACACTAAAAGCAAGGGCATCAACTATTGAACTTGTTTTCGATAGTAGAACAAAAGCGCCTATAATAAGCCCTAAAGAAACAGTTAATGATGTTAAACTCTTTGCTATTTCTTCCCATGACATGCTACTAAATGCTTTTAATGCTTGTGATAACAGTAGCATAGCGCCAGCAACATCCATCAAAGCAAGTGATTTTATAAAAATATCTTTAGGTAGTGCTATGAGAGCCAATGTCACAACACCAAGAGCTGAGCCTAAGGATATCAATCCTCTGCCCATTTCTTCCCATGACATATTACCCATCTTTATAATAGCAGCTGCAAATAGGTTCATAGCAACACTAAGAATAGTTAAACTAGCGGCTGTTGCGATTACATTTTTAGCATTACCGGCAGCTTTTATAAACATCGCAATAGAAGTTAACATAACCGCAAGTCCGGAAAGCCCTTTAACCAAATCACCAAGATTAATACTGCTTAATTTCTTTACTGCATCGGCTAAGACAGTTATAGCAGCTGCTAAAAGTAGAATTCCAACACTTTTTATTGCTCCCATTCCACTCAGATCAGCAAACTTCATAAATAACACTAACTCAGCCATTAAGACACCGACTCCAACTAATCCTTTGGCTAAGTCGGCAAGATCTAGACCTCCTAACTGTTTTACAGCTTGGGTAAGGATTAGAATTGCTGTGCCAAATATAATAAAACCAGCTGACACTGCTATTAAGCTTTTAGAACTGGTTTCTAATGCTTTTGAGGTTTGTATTAATATAACAGATAACCCCGCTACACCAACAAGGCCTTTAATTACACCATCCCAATCAAGATTACCCAACTTTTCCATTGCCGATGCAAGTATGAGAACTGCTACAGATAAACCTATCATTCCAGTTGTAATTTGTGTCATCGCTAAAAAACCACGAGGTCCAGTTAGAGTGCTAAACGCTGACATAGCGGCAAATAGTTCTACAAACATTATCGTCATAGCGCCTAATGAAACTGTAAGTTTTTCGGAATCTATCATTGATATGGTTAACAATGCAGCAGCTAGTATGCCAATAGATATAGCAATTTTTAATAATACATTCGATTTTAAATTAGACTGATAAGCTTCAAGACAACCTCTAACCCCATCAAAAATACCAGTAATACCAGATAAGAATCCTCCGGCGCTATCTGTTATATTTGTTAATGAATCTATAAACTTTTTAATTCCATATAATATTGCAGCAAATAAGCCGCTGTTTATGAAATCAAATATAGAATTGAAATTAGCATCGTTTAGCGATTTAAATATACTGTCACTCAATTTACTAAGTATCTCACCGATTGTGGATGCTAGATTGTAGAAGAAAGAAAGGAAACTTTTAAAAGCTTCACCCAGTTTAATTAAGGGTTGAAATCTTTCTTCTATTTGACCAGTGAACTCGTCAATACCACTCATGTCTGGTGCCCTGACAGCTTTAAATGCATTTGCTATCAGATCAGTAAACATTACAATTCCTTCTGCGACTGGTTTTAAGACTTTACCGATGTTTTGAATTGCGACGTTGAATGTATCCGAAGACTTTAATGCATCACGAATAGCAACTATAAAATCTCCAACACCTCCGGTTACCGAAAGAAAGTTATCGGTAACTGGAAATAATACTTTAACAAGAGAAAGAAGACCTCCAACGATTGCTGTTAAAGCCATCTTACCAATATCAAGAAGAGCAAAGAAACCTTTGAATGTGTCTTTAATGTTTTTAGCAGTTTCGTCTCCTATTTTGAGGGCTTCTGTAAAATTCTTAAGTCCTTCTGTTATAGAGGCTAATTGAGCACCGGTTATCGAAGGAAAGATTTCTCTAAAAGCTTCTCCAATAGGTTTTAAAACTCGTCCTAATGCTTCAAACGAGTTTCTAAACGAATCAATAAGTGCTGCACGACCACCATTGTCTTTCCAGAACTGCAACATCTCATTACGGGCATCTGCTGATTTACCGATGAGGCCGCCGAATACATCACCAACTTCAGTCAAAAGAGCTTTAGCTTCCTCAAAGTCGCCAATAATGATTTCCCAAGTTTGAGCCCAACCAGAACCCGCTGCTTCTTTTAAAGTATCAAATAACTGACTGAGAGTCTTGATATCTTGTGCTGCAGCAAATGCTTTTTTGCCTATGTCTGTTGTCTCATCTGCATATTTACCTAGAGTTTCAACCAACACTTCGGTTGTCATCCATTGGTCTTGTAGAACATCATTAAAATTCCTTGTTGCATTAAAGACATTACCTTTTAGTGTTTTGTACATGCCATCCGCGGTTTTCGTTACGGTTCCTGCGGCAACAGCAGTTTCAAGTAATTGAGTTTTGAATTCAACCGTTGCCATGTTTGCATTTTCGATTGATTTCCAGTCAATGAGTTTAACGTATCCGGCCGAAAGAGCCTGTGCAAAGTTATACATGGCTCTAGAAGCTTCATTTGTGTTTGCACCAGAAACAGCAGCGACGTTACTAACACCTTGAATAGCTGCAACCGCGTCTTTTAACGAGACTCCAGCGTTGGTAAATTTTCCAATGTTGCTAGTCATATCTGCAAATGAATAAATTGTTCTATCAGCATAAACGTTTAATTCATCGAGATATTTATTAACAGTTTCGAGAGATTCGCCTGTACCAGCCATGATAGTTTGAATCGAACCCATCTTAAGTTCGTATTCCGAAAATCCCTCTGAAATTGGTTCTATAGTCAAAGCAGAAACAATTCTTTTTCCGGCATTAATCGCAGAATTGGTGATATTTGCGAGGGCTGTTACTGCCATGACCTCAAGAGTCGAAAACTGCATACGAACTGATTCTACAGCCCTGTTAAGTCCTGACATACTGTCATAACTTCCGGTCAAATTCAAACTTTGTTTAAGTTTATCAAGAGTTGACATTGTGGCTTTGACATTTGACTCAAATTGTTTATTATCAAACTGCATCTCAACAACTCTTGAATCGATTGTCCTGCTCATAGCTTAGTAACCTCCCTCCATGCTTCATTTACGATTTTGTCAAAAATAGGCTGGATAGCAGGATTGATGTAGTCTCGCCCCTGTACCCAGCCGCCGTTTCGAGTTCCATGACCATACTGTAGAATAATGGCAATTGGAACTCCATTTTGAATATTTGAGTTATAAAAAGTAATCTTTACTGATCCTTGTTTGTTAGTTATCTCATAACGCCACGAATCAGCTGTGAGACCGGAATCGACAGGTGTTGCAGACGCAAGGGCGGCTACTCCCTCCCGACCATACTTGTCGAGATCTCCGAGACGTACAACCTCTTTGGCTTTTTCCAAGAAACGTGTCAGTTTAGAGAAATCACCCTTTTGTCTAAACTTTATCATACAAAATTCTCCTTTTATAGAAGTTAAGTTGTACCACTGTTTGACGTTGAGACACTTGTATTCTTTGAAATGATATCAACAATAGTCCCTATAGCATCTGATACTGTTTTCAGTTCTTCATCGCTATCTTCAAAAGCAATCTTAATAGCAGCAACGAGTTCCTCCACAGAAATCTTTCCGTCACTATTAGAGTCCGCATATACAATCCTCAGCTTGAATTTCTGGTAGATGTAGATAGAGGCAGGGATTATCGCGATGATTGCGCTAGCAATGCTCGAAGCGGTATTGTTGCTCCCATAAATCAGATTGACTGCCGCGAGAGCAAATGCGCCAATAACAGTCCATAGTGTCGCGCTCGTTTTAAATTTTGTAATAATAGTATTCATTATTATCCCCCGTTCTAAATTGCGGGGTTATTATAGTTGCCCCCGCTATCCTGCTTGAAACCAGCAGCCTTTGCTGATTCAAAAGTTATTCCACCCTCTTTGTGATCCGACTTCGCAAGGTTGAGATACCCAGTAAGACCGGCTCCGATGATTACCTCGGCCAGACCGACGGAAGCCGTAAGCCACGCTGCCGTAGAAGTATACTCGTTTCTAATGCAGTAATACATCAGGACGAGAGTCTCCTGTGCGATGATAAATCCAGCAAGCACGACCAGAAGTGTCATTACCTTGCTCCATTCGCGCTTTTTCTTCACAGGCGCGGCGGTTTCATGCTTGCCCCGTTCCATTATACTTTACCCATGAGCTGAGCGAAGCGGTAAAGCACCGTTACAAACTGCTCGCGAGTCAGAAGATCCTCCCACATATAGTTCGGATTTCCGTCCTTTCCGATTCCGCCTCCCGCAATCAAACCGTTTTCAATAGCCCAAGTTCTAGCCTCTTTGCTATATGTGTTACTGTCGTTGTCCTTTAACTCTTTCCGCATTTCCAACCAGAGCTCCTTAAATTTTTCAACATCCATGTCATCATCCTCCGTATTTATTTCAGTATTAAGCCGCTTGTTGACCTCATCTGCGATTTCCCCATGCCAGTTGTATAACCAGTCGCCAGGGCATGATTTGGATGCAAACCACCTGTGTACTGTCATATTCTGTTTATCAATCTGTCCAATTAAATTCTTATCAGCTTTCCACAACAATGCTTTAATGTTGTTTCTCTTACAGATATCCACCAAAAGATCAATCAGTGATGCGTATGCCTTATCAGATACCGGCCACGGATCAGCGGCTACAGTATTGGCCACTTCAATGGTAATCGCCCTGTTATCATTAGATGAAGATGAGGTACACCATGATCGATTGGCTTCGTCAACATACAATGCAATACGTCCATCGCTTCCAATCCCATAATTACTGCTTGCTTTAAGATTTGGGTTGGCGAAAAGATCACCGCATTCCTCAACACTAAGATTTCCAGCCATACAATGAATAGAAATGGTATCGATAATGTGATTACGCTTTCCAGAATTATTCGGTGATAATTTTGTATATGTTACTAGCGAACTATTACTCATTTGTTTATCTCCTTCTTTGCGTATTTTATCCTTTTGTATTTAACTGTTTTCTACGAGCCGCGTTCAAAGCAGCGTTGCGACTCATTATATCTTTCTTACTTCTCTTCTTAGGTGGCTGATTCTTAATATTACAAACTTTAATCAAAGTAAGAAGACGATTAAGATGCCACTTCTGACACTCAAATGGAATATTAAACGCAATCATCCAATAATAAATAAGCTCAGCTGTAACTTGTTCTCTACTTGTTTTACTGGTTTTTTCATCCGAAAAATAAGTTGCTGTCATCGGGGCTCCTATATACTCGTTAATCTCCTTAATGTTTTCGTTAGTTAGGTAGTTATAGACTTCTGGATCAACGTTCTGCGTAAGGGTCATACATTTTATATAATCCAAAGTTTCTTCAAAAGTTTTTTCTTGTTTTGTCAAAAATGGTTTACACCATTTAGATTCCCATTTTGAAATAGAGACGAGGGAATGCTCCAAAGACAGCGTCTGCTCTTTTGTATAGATAAATTCTTGTTTTGCTTCGTCCCATTGCTCAACAGCTGGTATTGTAATTCGAAGCATTCCTCAATCCTCCTTAACTTTTTATTGATGCGTAACCGGAGCTGGTGTTGACTGAGTAGTCATTACTGGAATAATACCGTTCACAAACTTAGCTGCTGCATCCGCATCGGTAGCTAGTTCCATAAATAATTGAGAAAAGGCCTCGGTTTGAGAAAAAGCTGTAGAAAGTTCTTCGGATTTGATAAACCTCTTTCCATCCGGAGATTTTTCACCGTAAGCTTTAAGAATGATCTCTTTGAAAGTCTTAATGATTTTTTCGCTATCCTGTTCAGCAATAATCCTATTGAGCATTTGGGTCATACCACCAGAAATACCCATCTCCATTTCCAAGACCTCTGCCTTAGAAAGATTGAAATAGAAATCCTCAGTCCTTTTATTTCCGTCATAGTCCTCGTAAGTAATGGTTTTTTTCAACATAATAAATTTTCTCCTTTCGATAAATAGAAATAGGGGGGGGCCGCCAGCTATTGAGGACTCCCCCCCATTCTAATAAGGTTGTTTAACCTGCGACAGTTGTGAAATTCTTAACTACCGGTGCAAGAGACTGGCCGTAGATGTCGACTACACCGCCGACTGTGACCAGATAAACGGTGCTGCCGGTGAAGTCATCCGTCGGGTTGAAGGTAAGAACTTTTCCGGCGGCATCCCATATCTTAGCGCCTGGGACGATTGTGCCGTCAGCTTCCGTGACAATAATGGCTTCGCGCAGAATCTTGTTATTAAACGTAAGCACTATGTTGGAGTCAAGAGCAACGTCTTCTTCATCGTCATCTGGAGAAAATGAAGACAACGCCAACGCATCTGGAGCAGACGCCTCTAACAGAACAGCAATTTCGTCAGGCAAAGGAAGCCTGGCCTCAGTTTCAGTGTCTCCATACAGAATGGCTTCTAGAGCAGCCAACTTAGTTTCATCGACCTTAGTAGAGTCGATCGTAATAGAAGCAGTTGGTTTAAATCCTGTTACAGAAACAGGAGTTGTAGTAATTTCCCAAGAGAAAGTGATAGCTTCTGGGCTATCGTTAATAGTGGAATAACCCTTTTCCGAAGGGGCAGCCAAAGCACCATAAATAAGATGTAGTTTGTATCCGTAGTCGGTACCATCAACATCATTACCAAGTGCGGTCTTATAAGAGAGACCAAAGACCTTGCGGTTCTGCTGTCCGATCATGACGCCAGGAGCGATTTCGGCAGAACCATCACACTGAGCAAATTCATCAGGATAGGTATAAGCTTCGATAGTGGCACCGAACTCCTCGGCAGACATAAGATTAAGATACTTGATATTATCAGCATAAAGCGGCGTTACTTCAGCACCAGAAGGACTCTCGGTAACGGATATAAGACCATTCCAGGCAACACCATTAGAATATGTGCCGTCTTCTCCACGAAGATAGAGAACGCCCTGATTTACACCGGTTTCGTAAAAACGTTCACCGGTCTTGTCCCAAACAAGTTTAGACATATTTGTATCCTCCTTTTTAAAATTGTAGAATAAAAACGTCATGGTTGAGGTTATCCGATTCGAAATGTCGATTAAAACGACAGGAAGGTAAAGACGC